AGCTTAAAAGCCTCTTACAGAGACGTACAGGGGGTTCTAAGGACTACACAGAGCGTTATAAAGAGAAGCAGTATATTCCTCAGGGATTTGGAAGTATAGAAGAATACTACAAGTCTGGCTATGTAGAGCTACTGTGGTTCTATGGTGATATATTCGATGAGTCTGAGCTAGAAGTAGCTAAGAATCGTTGTATCGTTGTTGTTGACAGGGATGTCACACTTCTTGATAAGCAGGAGAATAGACCTGCTATATTCAAAGGTGGGTGGACTGATAGACCAGATAACTTATGGAGTCAAGGCCCATTAGACAAAGTGGTGGGTATCAACTACATGATCAACCACAGAGAGAATGGAAAGAATGATGCCATAGATAAGTTCATATATCCTGACAGAGCTTATGTAGGGGATGTAGAAGAGATTTATGATGAGGTAACAGGTCATACTAAGTACATTATGCCTGAGGGCGGGAGTGTCAATGATATACGTCCTGATGCTACAGTTCTTACCTTTGATAACCAGATAATGATGCATAGAGACTTAGCCCGTACAAGTGCTAGACTCCCTCAACAACTTGCTGGCTTTAGAACAGCAGGAGAGAAAACTGCTACAGAAGTACAGAGCCTTAACGATGGAGCCTTCCGAGGATTCATTAATAAGGTAGCTCAGGTAGAGGAAGATTTACTAGAGCCCTTTGTACAAGCAGAGATACGTATAGCACGTAACAACTACGCTAGTATCATTAAAGTCTTGGAGGAAGATGAAGAGGGTATTATGCTCACTACAGAGATTACAGAGGATGATTTAAGTGCTAATGGCAAATTAGTTCCTCATGGCTCTCGTAGATTCAGCAGACAACTCCAACAGCTACAAGGTTTAACGCAATTAGCTAATACGAATATAGCACAACTTGTAGGGCAACATATTAATACATATAACCTTGCTAAGACAGTAGAGCAGTTGTACGGCTTTGGTAAGTATGAATTCATACAGAAATTTGCTGTAGTAGATGAGCAACTAGACTTAGAAGAGAAGCAGATGCTTGCTCAACAAGAGTCTGTAAGACAAGCCTCAGAACCTACCTCTATGGAAATGGAAATGATGGAGCCTGATGATGAACTTTAAGATACCTAACTTTATCTCAGAGTACTTTAAAGACCTCTCAAAAGAAGAGAAAGCAGAGGCTATCGCCCGATATAAGAATTGGCATAGCCATGACTTCACACAGATGTTTATACAGCATATGGAGCGCAACAGAGAGCTCCTAATAAAGGAGGACGAGAGTAAGACTGACTTTCTAAGCTGGTTTCAATTCTCGTACAAGAAAGCCTACAACAGAGCCAAGAGAGCCCTCTTAAGAGAGCTTATTACTAAATTAGATTATAAGGTTTAGTATGCCTACATATGTATATAATTGTAAGGCGTGTGATTATGATAAAGATGTTAAGCACAGCATGAACGAAAAGCCTAAGATTAGTTGTGAGGACTGTCAAGGGAAGATGCACAAAGTAATACGAAGCTCAAACTTTCAGCTAAAAGGTAGTGGATGGTTTGGGAAGAGTACAAGCGATTCAACTTACTAAAAAGAAATAAGAGGATTTAAGAATGCAAACTTCTAACCCAGAAGTAAAAGAAAATTTGGAGGCTAACCAGCCAGTTGCTCAGGAAGAGCATAAGCCATTATTTAGTGGTGTAGATAGTCAAGGCAAAGAGAGACTTTTCAATTCGCCTGAAGAGGCTCAACAGTCATGGCAAAGTGCTCAAAACTTTATTAAAGATAAGGTGGATGAGACAAAAACGATGGAAGCTCGAATTCAGGAACTTGAAGCAAAGCTTAACCAAAGCACAAAGCTGGAAGACGCTTTAAAGCAATTAAAGACTAAAGAGGAATCCCCTGTGATTGAACAAGAGCAACATCAAACCACTGAGACAACCCCTCAAGTGGACGTTGAGACACTAACTGCTAAGATTACTGAGCAGATTATGGGTAAACTAACAGCATCTCAACAAGCAGATGTGTTTAAACAGAATCAAAGTGAAAGTATTTCAGCAGCACAAGCTGTCTATGGAGACTCTTATGAAGAGAAGCTCCGTGAAAGTGCTAAGGATTTGGGAATGTCTGATGAGGAGATTATCCAAGAAGCACAATCCAATCCTAAGAGATTTAAGAAGCTCTTTGGCTTAGATAAACAACAACCTAAAACATACGCCCCTAGTGGTTCGTTAAGAGGTAATACACAGCCTACTGAAAATCCCATCAACTTTAAAAAGGGATTCAGTGGGAAGGACATTCTTAGCAACCACCTTGGTAACTTAGAAGCAATAGCTAAGGCCAAAGGGCTTAACATACAATTTTAATTGAGGAATTAAACAATGGCTTATAACAGCTCAAATGAAGCGAATGTCGTTCGACAGACGCTATATGATGCAACTCTAGAGAAGTCTCTAGATGATTGGTTAGTGGGTCGTCCACTTTTTGATGACAAAACTGGTGTCTTTGGTGACGGTGATACGTTACAAGTAACCAAAACTGGTGATCGTGCAGTATCAGACTACACAGAAGACTCAGCTATCTCTTTTGATAACATGCAGACTTCACGTGTTGCTCTTACTGTTACTGATTACAAACAAGACGGTTGGTATATTACTGATCAGTTAAAGCAAGATGGACATCAAGCAGAGTCTTTCTGGGCAGAGAACGTTCGTAAGAGCGCAATCGCTATGGAGCGTGATATTGAGAAGGCTGTATTCAGTGTTCTTAATGCGGGTCAAACTGCTGCTGATAATAACACTATTAATGGTGCAGCTCACCGCTTCTTAGGTGGTGGTACTGGTGGTGCTTTACAGATTGAAGATATTGGTGCTATTAAACTAGCATTTGATAAAGCTTTAGTCCCAACTGAGAATCGTGTTCTAGTCATATCTCCAGAAATGGAATTTGAATTGAACAAGCTTCTTAACATTACAGAAGTTTCTACTGGCTCTATCTTCAACTACAATGTTGATGGTATGGTTCAGACTGGCTTTGGTGACAAGCTTAACATCATCCGTAACATCTTTGGTATCAACCTTATGGTTAGCCATAACTTGCCTACTATTACTGAAACCATTACTAAGTACGATGGTACTGGCAGCGCAACTGTTACTGCTGGTAAGGCTTGTATTGCTATGTCTATGGCTGATGCTTCTAGTATGCCGTTAATGGGTGTTATCCGTCAACGTCCAGAATCGGAATTCTTCCGTAATACGCACTACAAGCGTGATGAATGGTCTTCTACTTGTCGTTACGGTTTTGCCGTTAAACGTGCTGAGACTCTAGCCACAATCGTAACCCCAGTCTAAGGAGACAAATATGAGTTCACAACCTTTAAACCTTTATGATGTAGATGATTATACTGCATCTAAGAAAGGCCAAGTAGTAGCTAACTATGCTGGTGACAGTGTAGAAGTAGAATATCGTTTTGATATTACTGATGGGCCTGTAGCTTCAACTGATACGGATGTACAAAGCATCCCTGCTGGCTCTGTACTAGAGTCTGTAGACGTATTCATTGAAACAACTCTAGCTGGTGGTACTAACTGGACTCTTGGTTTACAAGAATCAGATGGTACTCAAATTGATAATGATGGTATTATTGCTGCCTCCACTGCAACCACAGGTTATGTTTCTGCTGGTGGTGTGGATATTGGCACTGTACCTTCTGCAACAGTTGATGGTCAACTAGTTCTTTCAACTTCAGGCTCTTATACTGCTGGCGTTTTGAAAGTAGTTGTTAAGTACAAGAAAGCCTAAATAGGGCTTCTTTAAAGGGCTTTCTCAGGAGAGCCCTTCATAAGAATCCTTGGAGAAAACAATGCAAAGAACACTACTAAAAGTAGTCCAGTCATACTTAGATAGAACAAATGGGTTCTATGTTAATAGTATACATGACACAGATGAAAGTCAGCAACTAGCTGCTATAGCTGAAGATGTGTACTATAAGATGGTGCAGGAGTACCCTAACATAGCCTTCACAATGAAGGAGATGACTCTAGATGCTGTGTCTGATACTGACAGACCTAACTACATGCGTATTCCTTCTAATGTTAAGAAGATACAAGACAGCAAGGTATACTATAATAAGTCTACTACAGGGGGCTTAGACTTAAGAGAAGTTCAGTATCTAACACCTTTGAAGTTCGTGGAGCTCACAAACTCAGGAGAATCCGATAATACGCAAATCGTCGAGGGATATGATGAGAACAGA